TCTTCTGTGCGTTCTCGATATCTGATGCGGCACTCATCCATTTGGATAAGTCATTCCCCATACTTTGAATATCTTTGCCAACTTGAAAAGCTCTTTTTAACCCATTAAAAGCTGTGTTTGCTGTTGCAACAGCCGCACTGATTGTTAATGGGTCAAGCATTTACCTAGATTTTTCAAACTCTAAATACTTTGCTTTCATATCAGAAGTAAAATAATCAGTAAGTTCTTTCTTGAGGTCGGCATCAACCTCACCAAAAGCATTCTGTAATTCTACATCCCAATCCCAATCCTCTTGCACCCAGCCACGACCAGCAACTTTTACATCACCAAATTTTTTACCCTCTGGTAAAACATCTGCTTCAATAGTGCCACCATATCCATCATCTTGTTTATCTGTATAAAGTATATCAACCTCATTGAAAACATTACAACACATAAAAGCTTTAGCGTGATTATCAGAGTTTCTAATTACATCGACTGAATGGTCATTTTTATTTACTGTGTACTTGCTCATTTATTTCTCCTCATTATCAACTGTTAGCAATATAAGTAAATTCAAAGTAATAGTAATAACCAGCAAGCAACATCTCACCACCATCATGTTGCCTATATGAAAGACCAGTGCCAGCAACATTATAATAACTTAAGACATCGTAGGTATAGTTAGTCATTTGAAAATACATACTTGTGCTATTAGATGGAATTAAAACGGCTGTATTATTTACTCTTGTAGCGTATCCACTTCCAGCCCAACCACCAGTACCAGCAAACCAAGTTGTTCCAAAGTTATAGCTAGTAAAAGGTAATCCATCCATATACCACAAAGCTAGTCGATAATCTCCAACTTGGCTTGGTCTTGTAGCACATCGGAAACGAACTTGACAATGAACATACTTACCAAACTTCATATACTTGCCTGTAACATTATCTATTGAGCCACAAGTACTTACATTTGCTCCATTAACAGCAATCGTCCATGTACCAGTTGTCGGAGTAGTTCCTATAGCTGGAATGTTTGTAAGAGATGATGCGTTCAATGCTGGTAAATTACCTGATAGCTTTGTAGCATCTAAGACTTGTGTTCCTGTGACTGTTGTGCCACCTACAACTAATGCCATTATTCCATCTCCTCTAATTTAAATTTATACTTTTTACCATTCAATCTGTTGAGAATAAACAAATCATTTTCACCCTCTTGAATAGTCCATGACCCTCTAGTTCCATCAACTTCATTATCCCTAGTCTTGGTATTGTTTAAGTTTATGTCACCAGTATATATGTCACGCCATTGCTTTGATGATGAACCTAAGTCAACAGCATCATCAGTCGCTGGTAATACAGAACCACCAAAGACAGCACCAGAGTTAAATGTTGCTGTCCCAGCTTCACTACCATCTATTGTTAAAAATGTTGTGTCAGAACCACCATCTGTGCCTTTGAATATAATATCAGTATCGTTGCCTTGTGCATCTATCGTAATATTCCCAGCAGTTGTTGTAACATTTACTGCGGCATCTCCAGCAGTTACGTCATCAAAAGCAGTTACAGTATTTACAGTAGCAAAAGAAAGATTACCACCGCCATCAGTTTTTAAGAACTGACCAGCCGACCCATCAGAAGTTGGGTGAGATAATCCATCCAGTATTACTTTACCAGAACCGTTTGGAGTTATGGATATGTTGCCATTAGAAGATGATACAATCGAGTTACCATTCACATCTAAGTTTTCTTGCATAATATCACTACGCATCAGCGAGTGACCTCCAGCCGTACTACCATCATGCACAACTAATGTTTCTTTATCTGTATCTACTGTTACTTCTCTATCAGCACCAGTAAACGAACCGTGTTGGGAAGTTGTGCCACCCCTTAATTTTAAAAGTTTTGCCATTATGCTATACTCCCAAAGTCTATTGTTAAGTTGTCAGTATTGACAGTACCATTTAAGTTTATCTCACCAGAACCATTTGGTGCTATAGTTATATCTCCATTTGATGCAGATACAATACTTTGACCATTTACGTCAAGATTACCACCTAACTGTGGCGATGTATCTACTAACAGAGATGTCATTGCACCAGCAACAACTGGTACAAATGTTGAGCCATTATAATAATTCAACGTATTAGCTGTAGTATTAAAATATAAATCGCCAGCATCGAGAGAGCTGGTTGGTGCAGAACTTGCTACTCTGTATCTCTCAGCAAAACTATTTATACCAGAAACATTATTTGCAACTGTAGTTACATTTGATGCAATCCCAGCAACTGTGGTTACATTAGCAGATATACCAGCCACTGTTGTTACGTTAGAAGATATACCAGCAACTGTATTTACATTAGCAATTCCCTGACCGACAGTTGTTATATTGCTTCCAGAACTTGTTGTAACACTTTCAGTAATAGAACCTAAATCTTCTTGTGCAGTTATTTCACCAGCAACAATATTGATGTTTGTTTGATTTGCCGCAGAAGGTGCGGTCGACTGCCAAGCACTGCCATTGTATGCCTTCAATTCATTCAGAGAAGTATCAAAATATAAATCACCAGCATCAAGACTCGAACTTGGAGCAGAAGAAGCCACTCGATATCTTTCTGTAAATGTATTAACTCCAGTAATATTTGTTGCAACAGTATTTACATTTGCTATTGCACCAGCCACAGTATTAACATTTGTTAGACCACCAGCAGTTGTATTTACATTTGCAATCGAACCAGCAACAAGAGATATATTGCTATCTTTGACTGTAATTGTGTTACCCATTCCATTGCCATGAATATAGCAGTAGTATCTCAATCCAGAAGACGGAGCAGAAGTAGCAATCTCTATCTGTACTTTTCTATCACCAGAGCTACGACCAGCATTAAATGTTGTTGTGTTTATATAGTTTGACTGAGTAGTTGCAGAACCATTTAGAAAATAAGTAACACCTACCTCATACGCAGAACTGCCATTCTTAAATACTAATGGATGTCCATCGTTTGTTGCGTCGTTCTGATTAAATATATAAGTATTACCTCTAAACACCTCAATAGCTGGATTGTTACTGCCATCGAGAACAAACACACCACCAGCAACAGTAGTTGTGTACGTTTTCTCAAGAGAATTAGCTAGAGATGTTATATCACTCGAGATTGCCGCCAAAGTATTAAGGTCAGATACTGCGTCAGATGTACCAAGAAGAGCAACATTAGAAGCAACACCAGATACATTTGATAAATGAGTTGCATTCATACCAGCGACTGTAGTCACATTCGATGCAATACCGGCTACAGTTGTTACATTAGATGCTATCCCAGCAACAGTAGTTACGTTACTTGCAATCCCAGCAACAGTTGTTACATTTGCTTTGATATTTTCAACAGCGGCAACATCACTCGAGATACCAGCAACAGCTGTAACGTCACTAGCTATGCCAGCAA